TATATTTAGGGAATTTTTTACTCATTGTTGTGTTACCGTTAATCTAGTGTAATCGATTCGGATGGGCACGATGTAACGTGCTCTACCGTTTCGCGATTTCATTACGAACATACGAGCTTTACCTTCGTCAAACTCCTGTTCCTTTTGATTGATAGAGAAAGCTAAGTCGCATACACGAATCTTACCGTATGAATCAGCCAACTCGGCATCTGTAATAATATCTACCTCTTTTCCTTTACGATTTGTTTGGGTCGCAGTCCATACTAAACATTTATGCTCTACTGCAATACCTCGAAGTTCTTGTGCAATACGTTCTTGTGCCATGTACTCAGACATACTAACATCAGAATTAGTCATTAACTCTAGGTAATCAATAATAACAATGTCAGGAGTAAAATCTTCATAATTACGCAATTGATTTAAATAAGCGCGAAGCCCGGTTACTGTAAGGCGTTTAGTGGGAAACTCTTTAATTTTCAGTCGACCCATATTCGGAGCAGCTGCTTGCATTTGGTCTAGACGGTCACTCAACATCTTAACCCCTTGCTTAAGGTCTGCTTGCTTAATACGGGTAAAGATACTATCCAGTCTCTGTGCTACTCTATCCTCCGACATCTCCAAAGAAACGTACAAAACATTTTTACCGTCCATAACGGAACGAGCGCATTGGTTAGCTAAGAACAAGGATTTACCTACTCCGGGGGGAGCAACTACCATCGCTAACTCTTTAGGGGCAAGACCACCTTCAAGTTCTTGGTTAATAGTTTCAAAAGGAGTTCTGAACTGAGCGTTGACATGATTGTTACTAAGTCTTTCGTAACGCTCTTCTACACTACCAAAATAGTCGGTACCTAAGTCTACGTCTCGGCTAACAGACAGCGCTTCTCTAATCTGGTCTTCTATCTTACCAAACTTCTTCTGCTTAAGTAAATCTATAGAGTTGATAATAGCATCCTTAAGGGATTGCTCCTTTGCAAACTCTTCAACTTTATCTAAGTAGAACTCTTCATTCTCCAAGGACTTCTCGTCAACGGTATTGATTTCTTTAAGCTCCTCTTTGAAGTCTGAGAGGAGCTCGTTGTCGGATTTCAGGGCTCGGATTTGCTCTAAGATTTGTTCGTCGGACGGGAGCTTTTTGTATACTGTGTAGTGCTCGTTAATTACACGCCAAAACTTTTGGTGTTGGGGGAACTCAAAATAGGATTCCTTCACCATAGGCATTGCCTGTACTAAAAAGTTACCGTCAGACTTAGCGAGGTATACAATACCCCTCTGAATTGATTCTTGAAATGCGTATGCCATTAGTTGTTCCCTGTTGAGCCGAAGCCACCTTGACCGCGAAGTGTTTTGTTTGAAGGTGAGTTCCACTCATCAGAGTCCATAATGTGAATTTTTGGACGCAAACTTGGGGCACAAACTACTTGTGCGATTCGCTCACCTGTGTTAATCTTTATAGGCAAAGAAGTTAGGTTATGTAACATAACTTTAATTTCTCCTCTATAATCTTCATCAATTGTTCCTGGTGCGTTAGGGATGATAAGTCCTTTTAACCCCCAAGAGCTACGCAATCTAATTTGAGCTTCGTAGTAAGGCATTAATACAAAATGTAATCCTGTCCCTATTAAGTCTACTGCGCCTGGCTCGATAGTAACGTCCTCGTTGGATGCAATATCAAAACCTGCGGCTTTTAAAGTTTGGTATTCTGGGTCTGGGTTTTGGGACTTATTAAAAATGTACACCTTATCCATCTGCTTGAATGTTTTATCCGTCATGTCTACGACCTGCTAGTTTTCTTTCTGTTTTTGTTAGGTTGTCCGATGCTTGGTCCATAATAACTTTGGACCGTTCATCTTGAATTCGTTTTTTCTCTGCTGCAGTTTCTGCATCCAGAGGTTTGGCAAGTCCTTGTGCCACTAGCGCCTCCATATTGGGAGTCATTTTTGAATACGGACTTGCCGCTTGTCCTGTCAGTTGGTCTTCCCCCGATATCGCTTTCTTGGTGTTCTCTATCTCTCCTGCCATCCACTCATGCTCAAAATCAGCCCGAGACTTAGTATAGTGAGGGTTTTCTATCCCTCCAGCATTGCCTGCAATGTGTACTGTGGCGACACCAGCTACACACCACTCTGCTTCGTGGTCTCCCCCAAAAGGGCACGGCATTCCCGAAGGGATGATGTCGGGTACCGACTCCCATACTGCATAGAAGTAGTTGTTCCCTTGACATTCGGTGTCTTCACACCAGAACCTAAAACGAGTCTCCCCGTTAACGTTCTCATCCCCTGCGAATTGCATTGCCATACCTTATTATAGCTCGCAAACTCCATTTTTACAAGAATCTGTAGACTCTACTTGAGTTTCTACCTTGCCCTCAGTAATAAGTTTATCCAAATCAATGGTAGAGATGTCTACGGCTTCTAAAGGTTCGTTACCCCTAGACCCGGCACGGTAGAATGTAATCCCTTTCATATCATTAGCATACGTTAAAAGGTCTTCGTATAAGTTTGACGGTTCAAAACCCGCTGGAAGATTGCACGTCTTCGAGACGGCTGAGTCAATATAAGTTTGCACAACTGCTTGAACTTTGATATGCTCTTCCGGCGTAACATCATAAGCCCCCACACAATGCGAAACATCGCGACCCCGTAGGTAAAGTTCCTTAAATAGGGGGTCAAGAACAATAGTCTCATTCCAGACACCATCAGTGCCAGTGCGCCAACGACGCTTATAGACGGGAGCGAATATTGGTTCAAGACCAGTGCTGACTCCCAGTACCATAGAGATAGTTCCAGTTGGAGCAACCGTGAGGAGGACAGCATTCCGTAGACCATTTTTCTTAATGTCTGAGCGGATGCGCGAAGGAAGGGTTTTAAAGAACTTTTCATCTTTTAATTTGCTCCATTGATAAGCAGGGAAACTGCCCTTTTCTCTTGCGAGATACATAGAAGTTTTATACGCTTCGTTTCTGATGGTGGCGAAGAGCCTGTCTAGGAATTCTAGGCAGTCCTCAGAACCATATTTATAACCGGCTTTGATAAGGAAATAGTGTAATCCTGTGATGCCTAAACCAATTCGTCGTGACCGTATACCAGCCTCATCACACTCCGGTATAGGAAAGTGATTAGCGGTTAAAATATTGTCTAGGAATCTGGTTCCGGTACGTATCGCCCTAGCCATTCGGCGCCAATCAATAACCCCATCCATATCAACCATGTTAGCAAGATTGACATGACCAAGACAGCAATTACCGTAAGCAGGAAGTACTTCCTCGCCGCAAGGATTAGTTGACGGCATGTGTTCAAAATAGGAGACGTTAGTGTATTCATTTGCAAAATCAATGTTAAAAATTCCCGGTTCCCCTGATTCGATTGCATTATCTACAATACGTTCCCAGAGCTCGCGGGCGCGGATTTCTTTCTTAGTAGCTGTAGCGAAGGTGTCAGAGTAATGTTTTAAGTGGTGCAACCGTGCACGACCTAGCGCGTCCTCCTCATTCTTAGCCACGACATCAACTGTATCATCACCCTCTTCTGAAGTACGGGCAACTTCATAAACATAGTATTTGTTCTGGCGTCCGTTAAAGGTGAAGTACCATTCATCATCACTCTCTACTGCCTCAATAAACTTTTTAGTGATAGCGACTGAGATGTTGAAGTTGGTTAGCTCGTTACGGTCTAATTTAACGTGGAGAAATTCCAAGAAATCGGGGTGGGTAATATCTAAAATAGACATAAGAGCGGTACGGCGGTTCTTTCCAGCACGAACATGGTTACCAATCTCGTTAATCATGCGCATTACAGAAATAGCGCCGGGTGCGGAGTGGTGAATGTTTTGTATGTTGTCCCCCTTAGGACGAATCTTAGAGAAGTTAAACCCAATACCTCCCCCGCCACAAGATATCTTGTACATATCCGAAATAATTTTACCGATACTATCGACAGAGTCTTCAGGGTCTAACACATAACAATTAAGCATGTTCTGGCGGCTTCTTCCCGACCCAAAGAGGATGCGTCCGCCTGGGCAGAAGTCTCCACTATGGATAGCCTCATAAAACTTTTGCTCGAACTTCTCCCTATTCTCAGGGAATTCAGGGTCGGCAGCTGCTTTAGCTACGCGCTTTGCACATTCTTTCCAAGACTTCTCGCCGGGGTAGGCGTACTTGTCCATGAAGATGGTCTCTGCGAGAGAGTTCTCCGGAATATTATAGCCCATTAAACGCCAACTCCATACACTAACACATCTTCTTCGGGCAAAACCAGGTATGAGATATTATCCAGCATGATTTCTTGTCCTGCGAACTGAGCGAAGATGACGTGCATCCCTTCATCCCAATGGTCTCCCTCACACCCAGCTCCTATACGTTCGATATAACCTTCACTTAGTTTCTGGTCTTGGTGACTTGAGGGCATGAGGATACCTCCTTGGCTTTCTGCTTCATTTTTTTTACGTGAAACAATTAATCTTTTTCCATTAGGGCTGTAATTCATTTTTCTATGCTTTTTATTTAGTGATTTTGGTAATATTTTTACGTTTTGAAACAGTTAAAGTTTCAGAATATTCTTCAAGTAGAGAAGTTAGGTACTCATTATGAGTAATTAAGAACAACTTCTTGTGTTTGGTTAGTTGATGAATTAGCTCAATTAAACCTTTAACTCCATCGTCGTCAAGAGAATCCGCCACTTCATCAAAAAAGATGATGTTGGAACGGTCTTTCCCCGTAAGTAACAGTAGGTCGTTCAGACCTAACATCACTGCTAAAGAAACGCGCTTCTTCTCCCCTCCGGAAAGGGATTCAAAGTGGCACATGACTCCATCATTATAGAGCTCCTCGGACAAAGAGTCGTCGAATTTTATAACAAAATTTCCTTTGGTCAGCGTGCTTAGGTACGAGTTACATCTCTCATTCATATACTCCAGGATGTTACGGATTACGTACTTAATTAACCCCGCTTCCGAGAACGCATGTTCCCAGAACTTCATAAGGTCGTAACTCTTTTGTGCTGCCGTAGTTAGGGTTCCATACTTACGCACCGACTTCTTCTCTTCCTTTTGCTGAGCAGAGAGGATTTTAACTTCCGTGTCTATTTCCTTAAACCTTTCGATTGTTTCAAAGTCTTCGGTGGTTACGGGGATTTGTAGGGAATCTACTTCTTTAGCTAAAGCAGTTACGGTTTTCACTAAACCCCTTTCTTCTGTAGACCACTCCTGTACCTTAACCTCTAAGTCTTGAACTTTACCCCAGTTCATATGAGAGAGCTTTCCACAGTGCTCACAGTTCGCATCCTGTAAATTCTTTATCATTGAGTGGGTTTGGATTATACGCTCTCTAAGAACGTCTCTGTGTGTCATAGTACGTTCGTACTCCAAATCCTTTTCGTGGTGGGCACGTTCGTGCTCTTGAATCTCGCTTAGAGTCTTACCAAAAATAAATTTATATTTCTCAGAACTTAAATAGCTCTTAGAGACCTTCTTCAAAGCCCGGAGCTTCTTAAGTTTGTTCTGCAGTTTATCAATCTTATTGGTTCCATTACTTAACAATGTAAGATTGAGTTTCTTCTCCTGTAAGTACTTTGATTTTAAAGATTTAATAACGCTCCGGTTTTTAAACAAGTCACCCACAGAAAGAAAGTTTTGTATAATGGCTCTCTTCTCTTCAGGTGTTGCAGAGAGGAAGTTGGTTGTGTTGCCTTGACCGAATACAATAGAGGCTAGGAATACGTTGTGGTTGATATTAAGAATCTGCTCAAGGTACTTCTGCGTGGCTTGGATGGATTCCTGGGTACAGTTCTCATCTCCTACGGTAACGGATAGCATAGGAGCTTTTTTTATTCTCTCGATTACTGTATCCCCGTTAACTGTAAGTACAACGCGACACTTACCCTTGGTCCGGTAATTCTTTAAACTCTTATCATTGGTCTTGCGTATCGTCTTCCCGAATAACGCAAACATAACTGCTTCAATGATAGAGCTTTTACCAGCGCCGTTGGAGCTACGTGGTTTGGTGTCGAAGTTCTTTCCAATAATCCGAACTAGGTTTCCGTAAGAATCAAAGTCTACTACAGCCTCCTTAATCGATAAAAAATTATATATTTCTAATTTATTTAACTTCATCTTTTATTTCCTTTAATGCTTTTAGGATATCTTTTTTATCAAAAATGGTATCACTAGCATTAATATACTCCTCAATAACTTTTTCGTCTAAGCTGAATATGCGGTTCTTGGGTATGTACCCGGACTCAAACTTTGGGAGAACATCCTCAAACACAAGCTCAAGGCTTTGTATGGGGTACTCCGCAAAAATCTCCTCCCGTAACCTCTCTTCAGTATAGGAATCTAATTTGTCCATCTTAACCCTAAGAATGGTGAAGAAGTCTTCAAACTTATGCTTCTGCGCCAGGGCAGGAATTTCATCTATAGTTCCTACAATATGCTTAATCCCTTTTCCTATTGGCTTCTTAATAAGTTCTATCTCTTGTCCTCGTAAAACCAACTCATGAACAAACTTAGTAGCATTAGCCTCCCCAAACGTATTAGAGTAGGCAGTGCCCATAATCACGACATTGTCGTATATTTTAGGTTTGTGGATATGACCCAAGAAAGCAAAAGGCTTTTTCTTAAAGTGCCATTTCTTTACACGGGCTTCATACGCATAATGCCCATTAGAAACACAGCCGTCAAATCCAAAGTGACCAAACACAGGATTTTTATTTTTCTTTAGGTCGGCAATTATCTTATCTTCATCCTCGTAATGGGGGATAAAATCAAAATCAATTTCCCCTAACCTTATGGTTTCAGTATCCTTAACTATGCGAGCTTTCTCTGAAAACAAAGATAGAATTGTATCTGATGTACCATCTTTACGGAGGGTGTCGTGATTGCCACGGTTCACGATAATGTTAGGACATTTAATATTATCTAATAAATACCCAAACGCCAGGAGTTCTTCGCTACGAGGGTTACGTCTTTCAAAAACATCGCCATTAATAACAACATAATTGCAAGGCTTTCGATTAGCTAAATGAAGTAAAGTTTCTACTTGTCTATCTAAAAACCCGGGGAAGTAATCTGCACGTAAATGCAGGTCTGTTAAAATCACTACTTTAGCTACTGACATAGTTTATAATTTCGTCCTTATTTACAAGTTGTCCCTTAGAGTTAAACTCTACCTCTAACATATCCCCGAAAGATTTTCCGGCTTCTACGTCCACCTCAAAGGGGACTATAAAATCTAAACCGTACAAGCTTTTAAAATCATCAGTGCTTTGAAGGACGTACTTCATTAGCTCCACTGTTTTAGATAAGTCTTTTTGGGAACACTGTACTTCTACGGAGTCGTGTACTGTAGCTAAAATCTGCGCGTCTATCCCAGTAGCCTTTAAGTACTTATTTAACCGCAGGATAGAGTGTAGCATGAGGTCTGATGCGGAGCTTTGGATTACAAAGTTCATGCCTTGTCGCAAAGCACGGTATTGGTATTTTCGGTTAGGGCTTTTTACGTTTGGTAGGTGCCTACGACGACCAAATATACTAACAGCATACCCATTGGTCTTAACGAACTTGTGTACAAAATTAATCCAATCGAAAACTTTCGGGAATGCGTCTTGGTAGGCACGGAAAATATTTTTACAATACCCTACAGACTTACCTATCTGCTCTGCTAATTTGTTTGGACCCCCTCCATAAACAATAAGAAAGCTAACACTCTTAGCGATTTGTCTTTCTTGTTTAGTTACATCCTTTGCGTCCTTACCAAATACTAACGAAGCTGTAAAGCTATGGAGGTCTTGCCCCGAGTTGAAAGCTTCAATTAGGTTCTTATCCTTGCAGCACTGTGCAAGCACTCTCAACTCTGCTTGAGAGAAGTCAGCCGCCACAAAAACTTTGTCTTCATCAGCCGTCATCATACTACGAAGGTTTACCGCATCGTTCTCATCAGGACGAGGTAAGGTGTGAAACGAAATACCTTTACGTTCTTTCCCTACGGAGTAAGTAGAGCAGCTGAGGCGTCCTGTTACTACGTTACCGAAATTGTAACTTGAGTAGACGCGTCCGTCCTCGTTATACGCAACTGCTTTCGCAACGCCTTTCACATAAGTCTTGTGCTGTTTTACACGCCCTTTGTATTTCAACAATAGTTCAATATAGTCTTTTGCGTCACCTTGTGCAGTAACAGCCACTTTCTTTAAGTGCGCTTCGGTAATTGAAGGAGCTTTGGTTTTTTTACTAAACTCGACGGCTCGTAACCCGAAACCCTCTTTAGTAAAAAGGAGTAATCCCATGTCTGCATTAGAGTTAGGATTGACATCGTCGATTACTGATAGTTCGGATAGCTTCGTGTAAAGCTCCCCTACCTCTTTTTGAAGCAGTGTGTCGAAGTCCTTGACGCACTCACCATCTACAAGAATACCCCTGTGCTCTATATCAGAAGCTACTACCAGAATCTCCTTAAGAAGTTTATCGTAAACATGATTAACGCCCTTGCGTTTCATGTCGCTCGTCATAGCATTGTAAGCTCTTAAAGTAAAGTCGGCATCCATAGCGTTTCCCAACGCCATGTCATCCAAAGGCATATTTGCCCAATCAAAAGTTCCTCCCTCAGTTACGGTCAGCATGGTCCATCTCCTGTATTAAATATCCAATATCAAAAATAAGATTAGCGTATTTACCATTAGATACGTAGTCTTGTTGGGTTGCTTGCCCTATCTGTATTATAGTCTCGAGTATCTGTTTTAATGTATCAGATGCGCGTTGTTTTTGTTGAGGAGGTAAATTCGGGCGCAACATTAACTCAATGTTTGGAGAATTCGAGAGGTAACTTTGTAAGGGTCGCAGGTGGCGGCAGGACGACGGTCTTCGAAGTAACCTACCTTATCCTTTACAACCTGTGCGGGAATTCGGACACTTGCGCTACGGTCAGCGACGCCCCAATTAAACTTATCGAAACTTGAGGTTTCATGTTCCCCAGTCAAACGTAATTCATTTCCTTCACCATAAACCTCAATATGCTCTTTATGAGTCTTCTTGAATTTCCTCATCAAAGTCTCAACCTCTTTCAGCGTAAGACTTTCACGAGTTTTCGAAGTCGATACGTTTACGTGGCAGCCCGCGCCATTTAAATCTTTATAGATTTTAGGGTGGTACGAAACTCTCATATTAAATTTCTCTGTCCCCCGTTCCATAATATAGCGAGCCATCCACAAATCATCTGCGGCTTCTAAGGCTCCCTTCGGATTAGTTTGGTACTCCCATTGGGAAATCATTACTTCGGCATTATTACCAAATAGGGTGATGCCAGCGTCAAAACAATTTTTAAGGTGTTCTTCTGCTACCAAACGTCCAATAACTCTACCAGCTCCAATGCCACAGTAGAACTCCCCCTGAGTAATCTCTTCAGGGACGAGGGGCTGTTGCATTGGGTCAGTTAAAGTGTACTCTTGTTCAAATCCAAACCAAGACTCCATATCCCCAGACTCTAATTGCTCCCGTAGAATATGTCGGTGATTGGTTTTGTGGGGAGTCCCATCTGTGTTGTTTACTTCACACAAAACCAAGTAATTACCTTCATTGAAAGGGTTCTTGTACAAACGCACAGGATGAAGGGTTCTATCTGAGTCTCCTACACAGCCTTGATGCGTACTCCCACCATCAAAAGACCAATCAGGGAGCTCTGGAAGAGCGTGAGGTCTTGAGAAGACGCGAGTCTTCGAACGTAATTGTGGCATATCGTCTGAGCCGTCTAACCAAATGTAATCTACTGTAATCATTAAAATTTCTCCAATTCTTGGGGGAAGAACTCCTTCACTAAATCCATAAGACCGTGAGGAAGGTTTTCATCGAGTAGCGAGTGCATAATCTTTGTATCGCCAATGTTATTAAAGACATTTATTCCAAAAGTTTTTAGGAATTTTATGTCAAATTGACAATTATGAAAAATTTTCTCGATGTTTTTATTCGCCATGAGGGCGCCTAACCTTTCTTTGATGACCTCTCGGTCTTTATCGTCAAAAGGGCTTTCCCTATGGTTAATAGGGATAGTAAAAGCTTGGTGCTCGCCAGAAGCTATAGCAATAGTGGACATCTCGTCCTTCTTAAAATCCAAGCCCGTGGTTTCTATATCCATGCCCAAAGTTGTGTATTGCTCAGCCAAGTCCATCTGCTCGTTCACCTCTTCGAGGGTCTGGCAGAGTATGTAACTTGTTCCGTCGAATTTATTCTTATCTAGAATGAACTTATCGTAGGCATTATTAACATCTTGGACAAATAATTTACGTAGCTTAGGCTCTAAGAATACAAGGTCGGAGCTGTAAGTAGGGACTACAGGGCATCCCTCGTACTCAAACTCCCTGCCTCGCTTATTAAACAATCCCGATTTCTTAAGCAACGTTTTCATAGCAACGTTCCCAAGAGGGATAATAAGGTCAGGGTTTACCTCCTCCAAATCCTCAAAGAGAAATGGTCGGTGAGTGTTGTAATCCGCAGTCGAGAGGTCGTCCTCTGACGTATTAGGCTCACGGATTGCGGGGATAAACTGATAATGACCCTTTGGTACATTAGTCTGCTCTAGTAAGTTGCAGATAATGTTATACTCATGGTCATTGAAATCATATAGGCTCCCACGCTCCCTATATTGGCATGTGGTAATAAAGACTATTTTCTCATCACCGACATCGGTGGAAGAATAATCTTTGGTTTTTTCGTCTTTATCGAAATTTTCGAGTAGTTTTTCTAAATCCATTGTCTATTATGAGTTATGGCGAAACGTAAAAAAAAGAAACATTACCTTGATAATAAAAAGTTTGAAGAAACAATATTTAATTATCTGAGTAATCCTGGCGAGCACGAAGATGAACTTATTCAACAGTTAGACCTTTTGATTTCCAGTATTTTGATTTCTTTCAAATTCAAAGTGGAACATGAGGATGCTAAACAAGAATGTTTCGTGCTATGCCTTAAAGTATTAAAGAACTTTACGAGAGAAAAGGGGTCGGCTTTTAATTATTTTACTACGGTTATTGTAAATAATCTTAAATTGATTTATACAAAAAATAAAAAATATAGAGAGAAAATTCAACAGTACCGTGATAAAAAGATTAAGGCTTTTTTGGAGGAGTAGGGTGAAAGAAGTTATAAACCTTCGGATACTCAATATCAACACGAACCTTCTTATTCTTAAAATGAACCAACGCAGGTGTAGAGGTAATAGAAAATGAAGAAAATGATTGAGGTAATTCCCAGCTATTTACAATGTAAATGGTTTCGTTTCCTTCATGCTCAGCCCACTCTTCCGCGTACTTTACAACCCGTTTGCTCCAGTCATCCCACAAGGAATGATACAGAACTACAAAGTTGTCCGTACGACGGCGCTTCAGAACCGCGTTTAATTCTTTCTCAGTTTGAAGCTTTTTCAGTGTCCTCATTATCTTCTCCTAATTCTTCTTCAGCTAAGGACATGGCTGCATCAGCCTGTTCCACACTCATCTTAGACATAATCTCTTCCTTTTCCTCATCGGTCATGTTTTCTACACGTTCGTTGAGTTCTTGGGTGATGGTGTGTATTCCTTTAAAGAATAGGATTCGGGCAAGAGTGTCATTAGACATCTGTCCCCCTGTAAGAGCATTTTTTAGAGCGTCCCATTGGTCCGTCTCTTCTTTGTTTAATTTAATGTATAATTTCATTCTACGGTCTCCTTCTCGGAGTTTAAAGTTACCAAAATTTTCGCCGTCAACGGCAAATGTAATTTTTTCTTTGTCGGCAGTCATACAATATTATAGTAACCCATGTCAAAAAATATCGACTCAATTTTAGAAATTGGAGATTTCTCCAAAAAGAAGCGCGTTAACAGTAAGCGCAAGGGAAGCAACTTCGAGCGTAAAATAGCGAAGCAGCTTAACGAGAGGTTTAACACCAAGGAGTTCAGTAGAACCCCTGGGTCCGGAGCTTTTGCTACTACCCATAGGAACCTTCCAGAACATCTCCGTATTCAAGGAGATTTAATTACTCCTGTATCTTTCCCCTTTGTTGTAGAGTGTAAAAACGGCTACGATGTTCAGCTTGATGATTTATTCAAACGAAAGAGCGATTTCAAGTCTTTCATCTCACAGGCTCAGAATGACGCCTCTCACGCGAATAAAGAATGGATGGTAATCTACCAGAAGACGAGGCGAATGGCTATTGTAATCGTCGGGAAGCCCTATCAGGTTAAACCCGAACTAATCCTTGATGGGGAATATTTTATCTATCCCTTGAAGGAGTTCTTGGAGCTGTCTAACGAAGTCTTCGGCTTTCATAGCTGAGTTGCCTACGGGATTGTCTTTAGGGGCTAGTTCCTGTGAGTTATCCTCCACCCAACTAGGGTCGATAGTCATAAACTGTTTGTTGGTTCCCCCGCTCCCATCCTCGTTAGCCCCTTTCACTCGTCGAGTAAATCTACCTACTCCTTTAACATTAATACTTCCCTGAGTAAAGGAAATGTCAGCGTCTTTGTTAAGCAATTGAAAGGCTGCTGTTCCTATAATATCGCTTTCTCGCGCTACACGTGTGGTATTACTGGGTGAGGTCTGAAGATATCCTTGGTCACGGGTGGAGCCACCGGTGTAAAGGGCATCTACCATCATCATCTCGCGGCAGCCTGGAACATTACTTTCAAAGTCCTTCGCTTGTTGTGCGATGGTCATACGGTTTCTCAGAGCAGACTCTAAATTAGCTGCATTAGGGGAGCCATTCTTAACAGCTTCTTTCCACTCATCCACGGTATCCCAAAACTCTGCGGATTTCTGCGCGTCGGCGTACGTCATATGGCTCTCTTTGTCTCTGCGATTAGCTTTTATAACACTGCTATCCATGGCACCTAAAGCCGCAAGCTTTTCATCGACACTTGTTTCTACTCCTTCTCGATACTCTTCTTCGCGCTGTTCCCAGCCTTCTTCTAACCCGCAGTCTTTCCCTGCCTTTGCGTGGTTTTCGCACACCCCCGCAGCGTAGCACTTTACGTTGTCTCTCGCTGCCGCTGATGCCGGGTCATTCCACGCTTTGTTTGCGCCTCGGCTCCCAGCAGCCATACCTTTCCCAGCAGCTGTCTTCTCTTTTACCGACCAGCCGATTCCTTCCCCGTCATCTCGACCCGGGCACTGCTTATCACTAACAGCAAACAAAGGGTTTTGGGTTACGTTATCTAGGAACTCACTTTCCGCGGCTTCCCCTCCCGGAAGCGTAGTAATCGTGTCTGCATTATCTATATTGCCTTCACCATCAACCCCAGCACGTGTGGTGCCCATCTGGGATATCTTAGTTCCCTCGGGCAGATTCTGTGCGAATGTCTCGTATCTACGGACTCCTTGGGTTACGAGATAAGCAAGTACTTTCATCGCTCTCTCCTTGTCGTTCCCTAAATCAATGCCCGCCTTTTCCGCGTAGTCATAGAATTCTTCCGCCTTCTCAAAGGCTCCCTTATCCGTTAAAGTTCCAAAATCAAAATCTGATTCTGGGTCCTCGAGTTTGTCCCCTAAGAACTCGACCATTTTTTGAAAGCCTGCATTCCCTCCAAGCTCTTTGGCAACTGCGTTTAAGGCGTCTCCCATACACTTTCTACGTTCAGGAGTCATTTCTCCTGGTCCAAACATACAATACGTTAGGTCAATCATCTGCTCGTTTATTCTACCGAAGGTCGCGTTATACCAAGCAATCAAACCGCTTTCATTAGTACCTTGAACGATAATATTATGTTTATCGTCCCCTTCTCCCACCTCAAAGTTTTTTTGTTGAGCCGCTATAAGGGCTCTATAAAGGGGGGTGTTTTGATTACCTATCATTAAACCGTAGCGTTCATCTCCAGTTAAACCTTCTCCTGTAGCCATAGTTTGAATAACTCCTTCGCAACCCGCGCCACCAGAAATCCAAGCACCTCGTTTAGCGCCTGTACCCCGCAGTTTAAGACACGACAGAATCTCGGTATCAGCATCACTAAGGTCACTGAGCTTAAATCCAGAATTAATAATTTTGGCTGAGAGATTAAGGTAAGCAATTTGTTGGTCCACAATTTGTTGTGCATTGTCAATTCTTTCTTGTGCGGTAGTTCCAGCCTCTCGAGCAAACTGAGATAGTCGTCCTGCTTTATTCAGCCCTACCATTTTATTACAATAAGCCGTAGCTGCGCCCGTACCCCCGGCAGGACTGCTCTCACACCCCTCAATATCCCGGGCTTCAGGAGGTAATCCAGCTCTATCTAAATTATTATCAACGTCGTCTTTTACGCCCGTACAGGCTTTTGCTAATTCTGAGCACATCCTAGCGGCTTCCTGGCGTAGCAGCTTTTCGTTTTCCTCAGGTGGACCATTGGGGTCCATGCCTGCTACTACCGTGTCTGTAGTATCATTCTCCCGTTTCTCATCGGTTTCATCATTTATAGTATCACTTTGCTTGTTGTAATAGTCAGCTACTTTTGCCCAACCAGCCTCATCGGTGGTCATATGCATATTCCCATTCGGGAACAGACCTTTTACTTTTTCCCCTTCTTTATTCGTGCCTGCCACTTGATAGTAGCTTACCATAGAGCCGTCCTCATTCTTGAATGGTTTGCCCGGCTCTGCAGCGGCTGCTTGGGAGGTCGATATAGGTGTTCCCTTGTCGTTTGTCCCAGTAACAAGAGTACCCGCAGTCGCTATTGGAACTGGTGCTCCTGCTAACCCTTTAGCGTAAGTAGCTACATTATTGTCGTCAATCGTTTCTTCCGACAACATCATAGTGTTTCCTGTGTTGAGATATGCGTCGGTAAAGGTAGTGAAATTATCCATATTATATTAAAGTAGGCTTCCCTAGTATTTACCAGAGAAGCCTTGAAAAAATTTAAATTATCTTTACTAAGCTACTGCTATCGGAGACATGACTGGGTCAATATCCGATGTTTCAGTGAACTGTACAGCGAAGTCATAACGAAGGTCCATCTCAATTGTATGGAAATCGTTAGTCTCGTAGTTGAATTCTCCTAGCTTCCATCCTTTCGGGTAACAGCCATAGAGGTTCACGTGAGTAACTGGGTTACGGTGAGCATCTAGCTGCCAGATAGTTACTGTACGCTTGAAGATTGGAGCTTGTGTCATACCTGCCAAACCTTCGGGGCTTTGATTTACATCGCTTGTACCGTTGCCTAGACCTGCATAATGAATACCGTATACTGGGTCGTACACACTTCTCATCCACGCAAACAAAGCGTCAGCTACATCACCTTTAATCAGGTTATCAAAAGTAACAGTAATGTTATCTGGAGAAGGCTTACCTGGATAGTAAAACTTTTCGTTAACACGATGTACTTCGATATCTTCAACAGTAAAGCCTGGTTGAGTAATCTTTTTACATGCCAACGTTAGTCGGTCATTGTTTTCCAGTCCTGGAACTTGGCTCAGAACACCCGCGAACTGTGGGATTTGAATCTCCCAACTGTATGCACGGAATGATTCGAGAGCGTGAGATAGACGCGGCGTATCTGCTAAGAGATTTACCGCGTTGTCTACATAATATTTGCCATCTGCCATAATAAGTTTTCCTTTACTTTATATAGTGTTATACACTAGCTGATTGATTTGTGAGGTTAAGCTCAAAGATAAGCATTTCAGCAGTCTTCGTAGGCTTGATAATGATTTTACACCAAAGTTCGTTACGGTCGATACGGATTGGAGTATTTGTTGTTTCGTCACAGACAACCTTAAAGGCTGTGATTCCGCGGCGTTGTTGGATATCACCAAGTGCTGGTGATAGGATGTTACGAATCTGTTCCCATGTGATAGGGTCGTTAGGCTCGAATACGAAACGGCGAGTAGACTGTAAGACTAGACGGCGTAGGAAAATCATCATGCGACGAACGTTGATGCGGTCAAGGGCGGTAGCAGCTCGTTGAGCTGTGCGCTGACCGTATATTACGATGCCGTCACTTGTAAATTTAGTAATTGGGTTTACGATATTTCCTGGACCGTATAATGCGTCTCTGTCACCTTGGTTGAGTTTTACTTCAACATCGACTGGTTTAGTTAGACGACCACGGCGAAGACCTGCGGGAGCAAACCAAGGGTCTGCTACTTCATCAGTGTAACACATTTGCCCGATAGCGAAAATCGATGGGTCCATCCAAAGGTCCCTACCTGTAAAGGCGTCAAACATTTTTACCCACGGCCAATATACAGTGCCGTAACTACTGTTGAGAGCAGCGGTTCTGCCTGTTGCTTTACCGTTAGTCCATTGAATTGCTTGCTGTGCGCTTTTAAACCCTACTGGAGGGGATACAACACCAAGGAAGTTTTGGGTACTTTCAGCTAAAGAGATGAGGGAGTTTTGTACGTTCTGGTCAGTTACACCTGGGACAGCTGCAATTGTTACAGGCACATCTTCTTGGTCTAAAGCATACAGACCGCTCTTGTTTCCTGTATTTCCTATGAGGGCAGCTCGGACAGTTGTATTCGACATGTTGCCACCATAATCAGAAGCATCACCGTTGTTTCCTTGGGAGAAGTCTTTAATGTCTTCG